ACTCCTAAAGCATCCAATCCTGCTTGCTTAAATTTACCTTTTCTTAAATTATTTGCTGCAGAAAGTCCAGAATAGGCAGCTAGTCCTCCACCTATTACTTTTCCTGCAAGAGCAAGGGCAGGAGCTATCTCATCTAGTTGTTTTCTTGATTCTTCGTTGAATTCCTTAAAAGTTTTCATTATCCAACAATTGTATCAAACCAATCTTGACTCATACCTGAAATTATTTTATCAGCTGCTTCACCATCTACTGCATATTTTTCATCTATAAGATGCTTTACTACCTTCTCATAGTTTTCGTGTATTTTCTTTGTTTCTTTTGGAGTTGGCTTCATCGTACTAATAATTCTACTGAGTTATTTATTAATTATATCCTGCTTGGAATTTATTCCACTCAATCGCATTTTTGATTTGATAAGTCCGTCCAGATATATTTCTGATTATTTCTTCTAAAAATTTAAGCATTATATCATAGTATTTAATTTTCATATCAACCTTATTCATTTTATCATCTGCTTCAAGATGTCTTTGAATTGCATCTTTCTCTCTAACCTTATATGGAAATGGTTCTTCTACATATACCTCTGCTGATGCTTTTCCAGTGTAATAATTATATCTTTCTAATCTAACTTTACTATATTGTTCCTTCGCTCTCTCACGTAACAAAGTAATTGTATTATAAAGAGTATAGTACTTTGAATGAAGTTGAGGTATTTTGAGCGATTCATCATGTAAATTATCAGGATCGATACGAGAATCTTTTTCCCACATCTCCTGTATTTGTTCAAGATTCATAAACTACTAGTTAAATCATATATTGTATACTTGAATGTTGCTTCTGCTGTAAAAAATTGTACATCAGTATTTGTTGCATCAAATTCTAAAGAAGTAAGAGATATTGGAAATAGGTCATTAAATTTTACTTTAGCAACCTCTCTATAATTACTATTTTGAATACTTAGAGTTCCATCACAAAATGCTACTTTTGGATCTCTTTGACCATCAGAATCAGTAATTATTTCTTGAAATTGTTTTCCAGATTCTGGAAAACCTAATCCCTTTAACCATCCATAAACTGCAAGATAGTTTTCCATATTCTCATCAACTAAAAAACGAAGAGTAAAATCTCCGAATGTTAGTCTTTCACCTGGTACAGAAATATTTTTTAGATATGATGACTGTTGTGCAAGTTCAAGGTTCAACTCTGGTATTCTAGCAGAATTTGAGAAAAAGTCAACCTTTGGAAACTTTGTCAAATTAAATTTGAACGCTACTCCAGAGAGAAAATTTCTATTTGTTACTTGCTTTGCAAATGGCGAACTGGTCATTATCTTTTTGATTATTTATTGTCTTTCAGTAAAAACAATTCCTTGTAAATGATCATATTCGTGTAGAAATACTCTTGCAGCAAGACCATCTAATTTTATTTTATGATCTTTTTTATCTTCATCTTCGTATTTTACAACGATTCGATTTGGTCTTTGAATGTTTATAATCTCATCAGGAAAAGATAAGCATCCTTCTTCAAACCAAATATCTTCCTCATATCTTTTGACAATACGAGGATTAAAACAAGTAATAGTTTCCTCTGTTTCGATATTCAACATCATCACAAATACTCTTTCACTTATGCCAATTTGATTTGCAGATAAACCAATCCCTTTGTAATGAAACATATTCTTTTTTAGAATACGAGACATTTCACGACGGTCTAAGTCATCACTACAAGATTTTACTCTTTCGTGTAGTATTGGATGTGTGTTAGGTATTAATTTTAGGATCATCTTTTCTAGGATTATTTAGAAACCAAGAAGGACCCTCCATTGAGAAATCTATATAAACCGTTTTTGCATAGTGAGTTCCACGATAACACAGAAAGGCAAAGACCTCATCTCTGTCGTGCTTCTCTTCGTTCCATTCTGGCATTATTCCTCTACCTAATAAGTGTAACATTTGTCTTAACCTCCTGTAACATTATTTAGGTGTCAAAACATTGACAAAAAAAGAGACCCCCGAAGGAGTCTCTGTTATCTCGAACGAGATATTTATTACATAAGGTTAGAAACCTTAACTCTTCTGTAGTAACGGTTCTTGTTACGTGTAAGAACACCTGATCCTTGAGTTGTTCCTTGTGAGAATGGGTTCTCGACCATACCATATCTGGTCTTGAATCCAATTTTTGGTTGGAATGTATCCTGACCAACCGCACGAACCATCTGTAATGGTACATATGGGCAGTAGAATAATCCAGCGTCATAAGGAGATGAACCTTTGTAACCGATAACATAGTACTGAGTAGCAGCAACGTTAGCAGCAAATGGGTCAATGTACACTCTGTACTTACCTTGTAACACACCAGCGAATGTATTACCTGTATCATCAACGTTTAGGTTAGCGTTAAGAGCAGGAGTGTAATCAAGTACACCAGCCATTGTCAATGCAGAAGCAACGTCAGCAGAGCAAAGGATCATGTTACCCTTCCCACGTCTGGTTTCTTGTGCGATTGCGTTAGCGTCTCTTTCCATCTGGAAGATAAGACCCTTAAACTTCTCAACTGACCATCTTCCGTTGGAGTCTGTGTCTAAGTCAAAAGTACCAGTAGTTGCAACGTTAGCAGCAGCACCAGGCTTCGCTACGTTGTAAATTGTTCTGATGACTTCTCTGTTGATTTCAGCAAGAATCTCAGTTGATAGAATGTTTGCTAACTCAGCCTCAGCGTTCAATCCGTGGATTGCCTTGAGGTCTTGTGCTAGTTCTAAACTGTACTCTGCTTTTAGAGCTCTTGACTTCGCAGTCACGGTGACTTTCTCGATTGAGAATGCCATCTCGTTGAAGTTATCTCCAGATGTACCTAGATCTTCAGCGTCGTCTGTTCTCATACCCTGACCAACGTTGTAGTCAGTAGCATTTGCTTGAGATGCAGTACCAGAAAGTAATCCTGGATTTGAACCACTCTGAGCAGTTGTACCTAAACCAACGTTAGATGCACCAGTTGCAGTGAAACCAGATGTTAGGTCGAAACCTTCATTCTGACCAGAGAATGCTGTATCTGCTTCGTTGAATAGTGCTTCAGTTCCACTCTGTGAAGTGAATCTGGATCTCATTGCGAAGATAAGTCCAGTAGGACCATTCATTGGTTGTACACCAGCTAAATCGTATGCCACCAAGTTAGGCATTGAACGACGAATTAGACTGATTAATACTGGGTCGAAACCTGCAACAGGACCTGCAGCAGTTGCACCAGCGGTAAATCCACCAGTACCAGCTGAGTTAGTTGGCTGTTCTGAAAGGAATGATGCTTCCTCTCTTAATTCTTTTTCTTGGTTTTCTAACAGGATAGCGGTTGTAGCTCGTCTATGAGCGTCTTTGATTGGATCAACTCCATCATAGTCGAGGATAGGTGCCCACTTTTCCTGCAAATGTTCTGTGTTATACATTTGCATTTTGAAATTTACCTCTTACGGTTTATTGTTTGAATAAAATTAAATTCACTTTTTGGCAGCTCTGGATAGAACATCCAAATAGGCTTGCATTCTAGGAGTAGTCTCTTCTGAGATTACTTCATCTGTTGAAACCTCTTCTGATAGGTTCTCAGAGGTGCTCTTTGGAGCACTAGTTTTTGTTGGGAAATAAGATTCCTTTAAAGTAACTAGTTTCTCACGATAGTCTGTCTCACTTTCAAACTCAACATTTTCGGCAAGAGTAGCGAGTTTTTCCTTCTGAGTGTCTGCTAGACCTTCAGCTACAGAGGCGAAAACACCGTCTGCATTGGATTCTGCCAATCTACGATTAAGAGCAACGTTACGATCTATTTGCTCATTGAGTTTTGATTCCATTTCATCAAGTTTATCTACCATGCTATTAAGTACATCGTATTTGTCTTCAGGGATAGTTACATAATGTTCTTCAAATAGTGACTTCATACCTTCTAAGAAAGATTCAGTCATTTCTGTTTTGAGTCCAGCTTCCACTTGGATTTGGTTCTCTTGTATCCACTCGTCAGCGACATACTCAAGATATGAATCAACTCTTTCGGTTAATCCTGCTTTGATTTTGTCTAACTCTTCAACGAGTGCAGTTGCATAAGACTCTTGTAATTCTTCTTTGATTTCTGCAACTTTAGTTTTGATTGCAGTTTCAAAAATTGTCTTTGCTTTGCTTTGGAATTCTTCTGAGAGTTCTTCACCTTCAAGAAGTGCTGCGACATCTGCTTCGACATCGTATTTTTCTTCTTCTTCAGCGACTGTTTCTTCCTCTGAAGTTTCTTCCTCTGCTACAACTTCTGTAGATTCCTCTTCAGATGTTGTTTCTTCTTCAGCGACTACTTCATCTGTAGTTGCTTCTTCTTCCTCGATAACTTCCTCTTCTGTCTCTGCTTCTTCCATTTTAGCGGATGAAGGAGTATCTGCTGCTTTCGCTTTAGAGTTGACAACATCTTTTACTTGTGCAAGTGTAGATGCGGGATCTTTCAGCTTCGCTGAATCGTCATCAGGTTTATAGTTTTCTGGTGTAGGACCACCAAGATCCTCTACTGGGATACCTGATGAAGGCATTGGATCAGCTTTGGCTGCACCTTTGGTGACTACATTTTCTTCGATGTTTTCCATTTAGTGTAAAAAGTTACCGTGGATTTATTAAAATTCGTAAGAATCTATACTTATTTATAGATCTTTTATATTTAGAGGTTATTTAGAAAATCTTGGAACAGACTTAACTTCTTTTCCTCTAATCTTTGTTGTGTGACAAGTGTGTTAATACGCTTCTCAGTTTTTTCTGCGAGTTGTTCTCGGAGTGAACCTCCTTCCCAAACCCATTCTTTTCCTTCCATGATTCCATTCACAAAAGCGTCTGGTGCGGAAGGGTCTGCAACTATGTCTGCAGCAGTTGCTAATTGGAAATCTTCTCCAACCATTTTACAACCATTACTACTTTCTTTAAGTGAACCAACACCACGAGAAGATACTCCAAGTTTGACTCCTTCATCTAGCAATGATGATGCAATCTTACCCATTGGAGTAGATAGTAAAGTCGCTTTTCCTCTAAAATTATTTCCCTCTCTTACGAGCGAGGTAATTTTGTGAGATACACGATCAAGATTAACAGTTGGTCCTTCGGGATGTCCGAGTTCTCCAAGTGCTCTACCCTGAGAAATAAAAGTTTTATTATATCTGTTAACTTCGTTTTCTAGAATGTCAACAGGATACATTCTTCCATTACGATTTTTGATACCACCTTGAAGAAATACACCTTCGATACAAAGACGTTTTTTGCCTTTATATTTTTCAGTGATAAATTTTACCTGTGAAACTTCTTCTGTGATAAGTTTCATTATTCGGAGTCCTCTTCAGTTGGTTGTTCATCTGATACTTCTTCTTCCTCTGGTGCTTCTGCATCAAAAACTGATGTAGCAACTTCGGGTCTCAAAGCATCAATACGAACAGATGCCTTTGCCATCAATGCATCTTTTATTTTATCAGATACATCACTAGCACTAGCGTCTGTCGCAATCAAATCCACTAATTCTTCCATAAGATTAATTTATAGCAATATGTTTATTTATATCTCGGCTGTTTTGGTATCTTTTTGATACTCAGCATCGGTAATCTGTCCTTGTGCATCTAGATTCTCATCTTGAGGCACTGCACCAAGATCTCCACCCTCTTGAGGTAGAGGTTCACCTGTGATTGGATCTACTTCTGCTGGATTTGGTAGAATACCTTTTTGTATTTCATCTTCAATCTGCATATCAATTTCTTCTATCTCTTGATCAGTTTGACGTAGTATTCTCTTTCTTACAAATTCAGTTGAATAGAATTTACCAATGTAAGGTTCGATTTGTGCAAGATTACCTAAACGACCTTGTATCATTTCAGTTTCTTTGAGTTCTGCAAACTGATTATCATATAAGAAATCATATTGAATATGATCTTCCATCTTATCCCAATCTTCTGGAGTTACAATATTCTTTAATATTAACTGAGTTTTGAGCATATCATTAAACATACGAGCAAAACGCTTTCTTAAACGACCTACAAACTTAGCAAATTTTAATTCATCTCTTAATATTTCTGATGAACGTCCTAGATTGAATCCACCTTCAGCAGCGATTCTTGACTCAGGAATACCTAATGCACGATATAATTTTTTCTGGAAGTATTCAATATCAGCAAGTTCTCCAAGATTTTGTCCACCTGGTAGAGTTGTGATTTCGGTTCCCCGACCACCTTCTCTTCTAGGCAACCAAAAATCTTCCATCATACTCATAAATTTACGGTCATCACGAACTTCACCAGTTTGTGCGTTGTAAACTAACTTATTACGATAACGACTCATTACCTCTTTAAGGTATTGCTCTGCTTTTACTTTCGGTAAATTACCAACATCAATATAGAATATTCTTCTTTCTGGTGCTCTTGATAATCTGTATATAACTAAACTATCTTCAATCATTCTTAATTGATTCAAAGCTTTAATTGCTTTATGAAGATACGAGAGAACTCGGTTCTTATTTCGATCTACTAAACCTGATGTGCAATAAGTAATCGAGTCTTTTGCAATTTTTGTTGAACCTTTACCTGCTTGTGCAATCATCCCTGTAGGATAATTAGGTTTCATCGAATAGATGTAGTATTCATCAAATTCAGGACTCATAATACTATCGTCCTTACTATTAATTCTTACAAATGGATCATCTTTACCATTTTTCTTTTTTTCTTGTTTAACAAACTTCAACTTCATCGGATCAATATATCTTAAATCCTTTAAACCTTCTTGTGGATTTTTTTGATCTATAACTTTAAGGTAATATAAACGACCATCAATATACCAATTTCGGAAAATTTCGTGAGACTTTTTATCAAAGTCCATTAATTCTTTAATATATCTGAACTCTTCTCTAATTTTTTTCTTTATTCCTTCACTTGCATTTAAATTTGATAACTCAACTTCAACAGGTGAGTCATATAAATCACTGACTATCGCTTCATTAACAACATCTTCGATAGCACCATCCGCTTCTGGATGTAATGCCATCTCTCTATATCTTTTAATTAATTCGTGTTCAGAACGATATGCACCTTCAATATCTACGTATTGACCATAAAATCCACTCGCTATATAATTATCAACCCCATCCTCATTATTTTTGGGGACAGGGGAGACAATAGAAGTCGATTTATCTTCTGTTTCTTCAATAGAAAAACCGAAAAGTTTTGCCATAGTATAAGATCTTTATTATATGTTTATTTAGCTGATGTTCTCACCGCCTGATACGGGACTATCTCCCCTAAGAATTTCAATATACTGAACCTGAAGTTCAACAGTAAATTCTTGAATACCTTGAGCGTCGTATGATAATTCGATAGGACCGACCTGTGTTGGGAATGTATCATAGAAACGATATTTCCTGATACTTTGTCCATCACGATCAAGTTGGAATACAAATGCGTCTGCTTGATAAGCAGCAGGATTAACTAATCCAGTGTTATCACTTAACTTGTTAATTGTATTCATCCAGTTCTCGAATGCAGACCTAATTGCAAAGTCTGTATCGTTGATAACTGTAACTGTCCAAGAATCGAACGTTCTGTCACCTGCGATTT